CTGGATTGTATGGTGCAGCTCAAGATTCTCAAAACAGATTAGAAAGATACGTTGATTTTGATCAGATGGAATATACTCCAGAAATAGCTTCAGCTTTGGATATCTATGCAGACGAAATGACGACACACAGTGGCCTTCAGCCGCTTATGGCCATAGACTGTAACAATGATGAAATTAAGGCAATACTTCACAATCTTTATTTTAATATAATGAATATAGAATTTAATCTTTTTGGTTGGTGTCGCACAATGTGTAAGTATGGTGATTTTTTTCTGTATTTAGATATTGACGAAGCCATTGGCATTAAGAATGTAATTGGTCTTCCTGGGCAAGAGGTTGAAAGGTTGGAAGGAGAAGATAAAACAAATCCTAACTATTGCCAATTCCAGTGGAATTCTGCTGGTTTAACTTTTGAAAATTGGCAAATTGGTCATTTTCGTATTCTCGGCAACGATAAGTATACTCCATATGGTACATCTGTCTTAGAACCTGCAAGAAGAATTTGGAGACAACTCACTCTGATTGAGGATGCAATGATGGCGTACCGGATTGTCAGATCTCCAGAGCGAAGAGTTTTCTATATTGACGTTGGCAGCATTCCGCCACAAGATATAGAACAGTATATGCAGAGGGTTATGACTCAAATGAAGAGAAACCAGGTTGTAGACCCAACCTCTGGCCGAGTGGATTTAAGATACAATCCCATGTCGGTAGATGAAGATTATTTTATCCCTACTCGCGCAGGACAAAATTCCAGAGTAGAGTCACTGCCCGGTGGAACATACACAGGGGATATTGATGATGTTAAATATATGAGAGACAAGTTATTCTCAGCGCTTAAGATTCCTCAGTCCTATCTTTCTAGAGGCGAAGATGCTGGTGGGGAAGATCAGACAACATTAGCACAAAAAGATATTAGATTTGCAAGAACAATCCAAAGACTTCAAAGATCAATAATCACAGAGTTAGAAAAAATTGGAATAGTGCATTTGTTTACAATGGGTTTCCGTGGCGAAGATTTAATTAATTTTAAATTAAAGTTAAG